GTCGCTTATTATTAACCCTTTAGTTACTTAACCTAGCCCGTGAACGTGAGGCTATTTACTGTAACTATAGATTTGTCTAAATGATCATTGGAAAAGATCAACTTCTCTAGCTTCCATGATAATCAATGTGTCATCTCCACATACGAATAATGAATATTTTATAATATTAGCTTTATACATTGTAAATTTCATATAATAAGACACTCTCATTGTATTACCAAATGTAGTTCTAGTTGGATGACCAGAAAAAACTGTACCTTTCATACGAGCTTTAAATAACAAGAATTTTCCTTAATACCCATAGACATAAGCGTAATTTGACAAAACCATTTATTAAATCCTTTCTTTGTGAACATCTAATAAGCAATATGTTTCACACACTTCTTATATAATATCTTCAAGGATAAAATTATCTATACCTTCTATTAGTTCATGATGTTATCGAGAATCGTGAGCATCTCCATCATTAGATATAAACACTGGTTGATCATATTTTAAATATTCTTCAGTTATGATTCTTTCTTTTTCTTCTATATCATTATCACCTATGTAATGTGGATAATTTTCTTTCATTCTTTTCTTAGCTATATATGCTATCCAACCTCCTACAGCTTTTAAAGCTTCTGAGGGATCGTTAACTAGTCTACTCCTTTTATCAGACTAATTATCCTAGTGCACTATATGATTTTCTCCATTTTTTACCATAGCCTTATACGTGATATCTTCTTTTTTATTTAAAGGCTCTGGTGCATACATGAATTCTAGATAAGCCTTCATATATTTTTCAGCTTTCTAGCTGTCACTAACTTTCACATGTTCGTAGTAATCTTAAAAATCACATATAAATCCTGATGACATCACTCCCAGTGATAATCGTGCATATTCCAGGAATTCTCTAACCACTGCTGGGTCGGATAAAACTGTACCTTTTATTTGTCTGCCAATAAAAGCTCCTAACATATTAAGTGGACATGAAGCGAATTAATTTAATTTCAATTTACTCTTTATGTTAAATAGTTTTGTTTTAGGATAAATTTTACCACATGTACAATAATCTTTATAGTATTCAAAAATTTAAGCTAAATTAAGTTTTTAGCGATACATTTTATAAACTGTAATATGATCACAACTTAAATGATTTATGTGAGTAGCTTTATAATATTATAAGTCATGTTGGTGTATACATTTGCTATGTGTATCAGCTCCATTGTCTTCGTCTGATATACCTCCAACTATCATATCTTCTGTGTCAACTCCTATTGTATCTAAGAATT